GAACGGAATTTGTTTTTAAGGTAAGTGTTCCCGCTACAAATCCACCGCTACCAGCGCCGTATCCATCAGCACCCCCAGTTCCACCACCACCGCCAGCCCATAGTTTGAAGTCAACTATTTTGTCAGCACCACCAGTAATGGATAAGTTTTTAGCGGCAAACATTATGCAAATCCCTTTGCATTAGAACCAAACCAAGAAGTTCCATTAGCCACAAAGCTAAAAATGTCCACCGCCGATGCGGTTGCCGTAATGGTCGGCGCAGTACCTCCAGGAAACTTTACGCCTGTGAATGTTGCTGTAGTCATGCCTGTTGCGGCTTGCGTCAGAATCAGAATAAATGACTTACCAGCAGTTGCCGTTGGCATGGTGAACGTGCAAGGCGTGGATGCTGTGAGGGTTGCAGTTAACACCGTTCCGGTTGTCAGCGCCAATGTGCTTGTAGAGCCTACAGTCCCAACCGCTTGCAGGGTTTCCACATAGTTGGTCACCGTTGGGTTGGTCAGCGTAGTGCTGCCACTGAAAGTCTGAGTTCCTGTGGCAGTCAGCGTACCGGCAACCGCTATGGTCTTGCCTGATCCAACATTGAGGCCGACGCTGGTTCCAGTGCCAGCCGCAGCAAACAATGCGTCAACTGAGTCCAAGTCGGAATTGATCTTAGTTCCCCAGGTGTCGGTGCTTGCGCCTACCTCTGGCTTGGTAAGAAGTAGGTTTGTGGTTGTCGTATCTGCCATGATTTACCTCTATGCGGCTACTTGCCACGTTGTTGCATTATCGGAGATATCTGACCATGTTTCCGATGTATCAGATATCGGTGTCCAAATTTCAGATGTGTCGGGTATCGCTCCCCATCCAAATCCAATGATCGTCCCAACTGCTCCTATCGCGCCATTCCCAGAAATCTCAATCGCTAAATTATTTTCACGATATACAACATCACCGACTGATCCGGTTCCACTGACGCCAGTGATAAATTGGAACGATAAGACCTCTACAGAGAACGTCCCAACCGATCCAGTAGATGCGTTTCCGCTTAAAGGTATTCCTTCAATTTTGCTGCTAGTTACAGTTCCTGGTGAGAGTGTTGTGCTGTTCCCAGTTGCTGAAATGGCATTGCTTACCGATATGGTTTCAACTGATCCGGTTGATGCATTACCGGTTACGGGGATGGTGCAAGTGATCCCAATAGTCCCGACTGAGCCGGTTGATGCGTTACCGGTTAGGGTAAATGAGTCACTGTTTGCAACAGTGCCAGGTGAGAGTGTCGCGCTGTTACCGGTTGTGCCCACTACAACGCTACCACTGACGCTTCCAACCGACAGGGTCGCAGCGTTCCCTGTAATTGCAATCGTAGTGCTTGGCGCTACAGTACCAACTGATGCCGTAGATGCATTGCCAGATATGGCAACCGAGTACGCTATCCCTACAGTTCCAGAATTTCCGGTTGCAATTGTTCCATCTTCTTGGACTGACCTACTGGCAAGCAAAGTCCCAGCGGAAAGCGTAGACGCATTCCCACTTAGAACTGTGGCGCTTATTCCATAGAAACCAGTGCCATATGCTCCATAGCCATAACTGCCAACAAGGATTGGGTAAACGCCAGACCCATAGGCTCCAGAACCGTATGTAGCCACGGCGCTGGTCCTTCAGTTACGCCAGCCGGATTAGGCCGGTGCTGGAGTCATTGGTCGGCATGGTCAGAGTGAACGTGCCAGCGGTAACGGTCTGCGATCCAAATGTGTGGACGCTCACCGCCTTGTTGCTCTGAGTTGAGTTGTAGATCAGGACCGCGTCAAACGCTGTAGCCAGCGTCACGCTGGTGAAAACAATGTTTGCGCTGGGTGTCAGGTAGGCCGTGGTTCCGCTGGATGCTGGTGCAGTTCCAAACGTGACCGCTACGCCTCCGGCGGTGTAGCCAGTACCGGATACCTCATTGGTAGCACTGTAGGCCGTTGTGGAGGCGTTTACAGTAGCACTTGCCAAGTACAGCGCAGCCTTGAAACTGTCGGCGGTAGAGACAGTGTGAGCCGGTACTCCAGTGCCATTGAATGCGTGTACGGCGTTGAGCAAGTCAACCTTGAACGATGTACACATTGCTTGAGTGTTTGCGATAATAGTTCCGTTCTTGGGTTAAACCCAGTTCAAGTTTTGCCATTTTTTGCCATTTTTTATTACACTTACATGAGACTGTGTAATTCCAAAATCAGCAGCTATTTCTCTTTGCAGTCTATCTGATTTCCTTATCAAATAGACTTGCTCATTGGTAAGTTTTGATCTCCCATGCTTTTCACCAAAACACATTCTTCCTTTTTTCTTTGCATCTTGCATATTTTCCAACCTTGTACCAAGGACAAGGTGGCTGGGGTTAACGCAATTTCTAACATCACATTGATGCATCACTTCTCTAGTGTCTAACGGTCCAACAAATAAACGATAAGAGGCTCTGTGAGCCAATTCATGCCTAGATGGAGTCCTAAAAGATCCATAACCATTTTTTATGCAATACGCTTTCCAAAGCCAACATCCTGAGTCATGCTTAACAACATGGCTCATAAATCTTTCCGATTCTGGCGATCTAACTTTGCCGGACATGGCTACCCAATCATTTGGGTTATGCCCTCACTGAACACATTGCGCTTTAGCACAACGTGGACAGACCTATGCACCAGTTCACTATCTAACCAATACTCAACATACGAAATTGTTTCGCTGTCTGTTTCCTCAGAACCCTCGCGCTTTTCAAGCAGCGAATCGTCCATCTCACCTTTTGTAGTGGTCACTATCATCCGAATGTCCTTGCTCTTGCCATCAAAGCGCCGCCCGTCATGGAGCCACGTTCATCTGCCAGGTTAAGTGCGTCGATGCCCTTCTGGTACAACCCAGCCCATACCTGTATTCTCGCATCATCTTGGAGGTACGGCGCGGCCTGGAGCAGTGAACCATAAAGGTAAACGTCGGGGGACAGAGTCAGCAGCCAGTTGGTCGTGTTCGACGTGGATAGCTTGCTGAGTTTGGCGTAGTAGATCAACTCGGAAACGTAGGAGGTGTCGGGAACCGGCAAGGTGCGAATCTGTTCTCCGATCACGCAAAAATACTTAGGCTGGCCGCTGGCGCTGTAGCTGACTTGCAAGTCATCCATCGCGTTGATGCTCTGGAATACCAGCGGAGTAATGGGGTTCGTACCCGTCAGCTTGAACGATTTAGCCTCCAGGTAGTCATTAGGCAGTGCGCTGTACTCGGTATTGACAGTAGCGTTGGCCCTGACAATCATCTGCCTGGTGCGCAGATCACGCTCCATCTGGGATTCCGCGAGAGAGACAAAGTCGGTGATGGCAGACGTGAGATCGCTACGGTTGAGCCAATCGGCGACCGAGGCTTTCAGTTCAGCGTAGGTGCTAAGTGCCATGCTCTGCCTTTTCCTTCTCGATGTCTCGCATCATCCAGGTGTGGTCGTGCTTGAATTCAAACGTCCCGATGTGGCCGATCTCTTTGCTCACGTCGTGATCTATCCAGATTTTATACCCTGCCGCCTGCGCCTTCCGGCAGAAGAAGATGTCCTCTCCGATGTAACCGCGCTTGTCGGTGCGCCAGGGAGTCTCGAACCAGGGTTCTGTCAGGTTCGCAAAGACGTTGCGCTTGATTAGCATAACGCCCATGCCAATGCTGCCAACTTCCTCGATACCGGTTGACTCCGGCATCGTGTAGACCAGTTCGCGCTCACCATCAGGACCGTACTTCTGTGCAGTCGGGCCAGTAGGAATTCGGCGCCTGGCGCAGTTGGTCGCCACGATGTCCAGGTCGTGCTTGAGCAGGCGCTCGACCATGTCCTGCGGGAACGTCATATCTGAGTCGATGAACAGGATATGGGTACAGCCTTCGGCCATCGCATCCAGCGCCAGGTCAGCACGCTGGTTCTGTATCAGCGTGCCCTGCATGATTTTCAAACTCACTGCGTCTGTCGTGTTGAGCGTGTGGTAGCAGACCATATTCACTAAGCAATAAGCAAAATTGGCGTGGACCATGTCACGCGCTGGGGTGCAGACTGCAATGTAGTTGTTCATACTTGTCCAGGTCTCGTTCTGAAAAATCTGTTGTCGGGGTCATTGAGCCAGCGTTTCATGTACGCCTGATCGTCCAGCTTGCCCTCGGCCTTAAGTTTGTAGTAGACGCCCTCCGGAATGCTGGC